CACGTGCCTTACGAATAACATCTGCCTTGGTGTAAGGACCATAGATGTAAGACTTCGCAGTAAATGATAGAGTATATGTAATAGATCTTCTTGTAGTAAAGTCTTCTTCCCAATCATCCTCAAAGTTTACACTGTTAAGAACAAAAGCAACATCTCTAATTTCATCCATGTCAGGAATAAATTTAATACTCACATTTAATGATGGTTGAAAAAATGGTAAAATTTGTTCTAGAATTTGTAGTCCATCGTCTTGAGATTTTGCAATAATCCCAACTTCAAATCCAATGTTATATGGTACAGGAACATATTGAGTTCTTACTTCTTCTCCGTTATCTGCAATAACAGTTTTATATTTTTGAGTAGCTGCTGTTTTTCTTGCACTGTCATAATCAATACTTGACATTTCAAAGTACATTCTTGGTAAAGTAATCGCTACCTTTCTACCATCAGAAGGGTTACCCTGAAGTCTATACAAGAATTTTTGTTTAGGTCCATAAGCAAGAGGAACTTTTTCAGTTTCCAGTACCTGACCATCAACAGTTTTTTTCAATTCAATATTATTGAATAATGTTCCAAAAGCGATTACTGTTTTTCTAACCGCTTCGTTATAAAATTGTGTTCCTAACATTAGAAGCTACCTGTAAAATTACCAAACTCACCGAATGGGTTTCTTTCGCCCCAATCAATAATATTATCCGCACCATCTTCAATTGATTGATTCTGATCAAACTCAGTGCTTGTGTTATTAATTGTTGAGAATGTTCCTAGTGTATATATCGCATTAGACTCAACACCTCTGATGAGATCTCCATCTAAGAAATTGCCAGTACGATTCATTACCTCTAGGGTATAATCAACTCCATTCCAATCTGCTACCTCAGCAATTGTTGCACTATCTAAGTCAAACATCTGTGCTCTTTGACCACTGGTAGTAGTATCTGTATAAGCATTAATTACGTATTTAAGATTTACTGAGTCGTAATAAAAATGTCCCGGTACGGTTGTTGTATCCGTACCGTTAAATGTGTAAACGTAAGAGATTCTACTATCTTCAAATTTCCAGTAGTAGTATTTTTTCTGAGTAGTAGTTGCATAGTTTGGATCAAATCCACCAAGAGCAGTTACTTCAATTACACTGTTAGATGAAGTCCAAGTTCTACTACCACTTTGCTGTACCATTCCTCCAATGACAACATGCTCATCTTTAATAAATTGAACCGCTTGAGGTGGAGCATCAATAGATATGGTAGGTGGGTTTGCAGGATCATATCCCGTTCCTCCACCAACGATTGATAGTGACACTACACCACCATCTTCAATAGTAGATTCAATAATACCACCTGCTCCTCCTCCGCCAGTAATACTTATGGAAGGTGATGTGTTGTAACCAGTTCCTGCAAGAGTTACAGTTGCTCCAGATATACTGCCGCTAGAATCAACGGTAACTGTTCCAGTTGCTTGCTGTCTGGTAGTAAGACCAAGATTAAGGGTTGTGATGTTACTGAAATCTCTTTCAATATCGTCAATTTCGTCAATCCCTGTGTCAAACTTGTCTGCTCCTTGCTCGTAGAGTTCAGCAGTAAGAACATAAAAATACTGTTTGCCCAATTGGAAGAATGGTTGTTCTCTTTCAACATACTTGATTTCGTAAGTATCTTCTGTCAATGGAAAATATATTAGATCTCCTTCGTTCGGTCTACCATCTACTGCTAAATTCATTGCAGGATTTGCAGATTGTTCCCACCTTCTTCTAGAAACAACAAATGTAATTTCGTCAGTAATTCTTAAACCAAACTTACTAACAAATTCATTGCCTGCTCCAAATCCCTCAACATTAACCAGCATCATTTCAATCATATAACTTTGATTGAATTCTGATTGAATAACTTCTCCTAAAGTTTTATCTTTAATTTGAACCCTAGGAACGTAATAAACATCAGCACCGAACAATTTGATTTGCTCGTCTACTAAATCTTGTACAAGATTCTGTTCGGTTTTATTACCACCGTATTGTGGGAAGTATACCTTTTTCATCCGATCATATCCATTGGTGGAAGTTCATATGTACTGCTAGATTTTTCCATTAAAGCAGCAATTTCTTTTTCTGCATCGTCATATAGTTGCCTACCATTCATGCTGACACCACCCGGAAGTTGAATGCCATTAAATTTAATAAGGTTCTGACCCCACTGTCTTTTAATTAATGCGGTAGAATATTTTTTAATGAAAGGATCGTTATACACTTGAGTAAACGTTTCTGGATCAAGTGCTCTAAAACAATCAATAAGTACCCACTCGTCTTTCATAACTCTTTTTGGATCAATATCAATATATAAACGATCCTGTCTACAATTAAATCTATATGAAATTAATGAACCAGTATTGATAATCATATCAATATTTTCAAAATGTTGCTTTATCATGTAGTAGTTGACCATATCAAAACCACCAAAAGCAAGACCTGTACCTGATGCATTTGAAAACAAATCCATCAAATAATACTGGTTGCTCATACCAAACATATTATTTCTTACAAAGTTTGAACTGATACCATATACTTTACTGATACCAAATATATGATCAGGAACTTCTAAGTAATTTTTTCTATTCTCCCAAGTTGCTGCATCCGGAGCAGCAGTAGAAACTGTTTCATCTTCTGATGTAAACCTTGTTATATCATCATCAGTAAACTGGTGCTTGAGGTACATTCTTTCAACACCATCATAGTGACGCTCACGATAATATTGCAATGCATCATCAATAGCATCGTCAACTTGATCGTCATCTATATTGATCTCTAGAACTGGGAACCCTAATTGTCTTAAACAATAGTCCCTTAGCTCGGACCTGCTAGAAGGTTGAGCCATAAAAAAATACCCCTAGTTTCCTAAGGGTATTTATAATTCCTAATGATGATCAGAAATCAATCGGATTTGCTGCATGAAATTCTTTAGTCCAATCAGGATCAAATGCTTCAACTTCTTCATCCGTAGTAAGAGAATTTAGTAAAGCTTCATGAGCATTGTTAGCATCACGTGCTGCTTTTCTATATACAGCAACTTTTTTTTGCCTAGTAGTTACACTTTCACCTTCTAGAAAATCTAGATCTTTTGCTCTATCTGCTCTCCATTCAATAGGTTCAATAACATTAGCAATAAATGATTTAATTCTATTGACTTTATCTTTTCTACGTTGATCTCTACGATACGCATCTATTTCTTCTACTAAAAGAACTCTTTGTTCTTCTAAGGTTTTGCCTGGGAATCTATTAACAACTGCAGTTTTATCAGAATTTAATGTTAAACTATCAAATTCTTCTGTAGTTTTATCATAATCATATTCTATACAATATTCGCCAGATGGCAATTCTTCCCCATCAAAAGGATTGCTACCTTCAAATATTCTAACAGGACAAAGTTCTGAATTTGGACCTTTAGTAAAATAAATAAATGCCATTTGACTACTTTTGTTTATTGTTATTTATATTTTTAATCTTGGTTTGATTCTAGTTGAGTTGAGAACAGCGATGTATTATACATTGATGGAATCAGGAATGGATATCCTGTACTGTTTCCTGGAGTATCAAGTAAGTAAGCACTCTTGTTACTATCCCAATCATTAATAGTATCACCACTAGATCTTCTCATAAATTCATAATCAAAATCAATAATTTTAAAATATGTACCAGGATTGTCTTTATTTTGATCCGTAGTCCAGATCATTTTGTTCTTACCTAAAGGAGCAAGAGATCTTCCATAACTAGAGTCATTAGTACTAAACTTTAAGTACTTACCATCACTGATTCGTACAACTACGAAAGCAATTCCTGATCCATAGTAATACATTGGACAATATGACCACCAATACTGACCATCACTTGAAACTTGCCATCTAGATCCAAATCTAGTTCCTTGCTCATAACCATACGAAGTAGTGTAAGTTGGATTCCATAGAATACCCGAATAAACACCACTACTATTCCAATGCTCTAAGATCGCACCATTGCTGGGAGTCATCGTGAATGTATATACCTGTCCGTCATCAGTAATACAAGTTTGGCATCTATCTCTTGCCTCAATAGCACCAGAATAAGACCCGTAAGCACGTGAGCTAGCTTTATCATACGGAGTTGCATTTGCAGATGCAAATGCTTGATAAATTTTTGAATCACTAGGGGATTTGGCCGCTGTTGCATCATCAGTTCCGCTGTAATAACTACCCGACAAAGATAGTGCTCTCATGTCAACACCAAAATCATTATAAACAATTGGTTGCTTATACCCACTACCATCAGTTTGCATCACAACAACTTTTTTAGCCGCTACATTAATACAGCTACTGCCATACATACGCTCATCTGTAGTATTGCTATTACTAGGACCTGATGCACTAACAAGAGGAATATTAATAAAATTAGATCCACTAAGATTCCACAAATTATAATATTTTACTGTATTTCTTTGACCGAAATGCATTCTTGTATTACTAGCAGATCCATCTTTGTTAGAGAACCATGCCCAATCTTGATTAATATCACCTACAATGCTATTAACATCTCTAAAACCATATGGTGTATAACTTTGCGCTGCAGGCCAACCTCTTAAATAACCTGAAGTTTTAGTATACTCAGTAACACTGAGGTGTCCTTGATGTCCTAAGTAACCAACATTACATGTATTTGAACCACGATCTGTGGAAGAACTTGCATGACCAGTAGTTTCCATATACTGACTACTAGCAAAATTATTAAAAAATTCAGGAGCATAAGAAGTATATGTTCTAAATTGGTTGTGATGATAGTTTCCATCACCCACATATTTTGCAATAGGTTCTATGTTATGATCAAAAAGGATCCATCCACCACCATGTACACTATGTTCACAGGCATAAACCGAAAAACATGGTTGCGAATACGGATCCTGAACTTTTGATTTTACCGTCGCAGGTTTTGTTGTGATACTTCTTGCCATTTGTGTTACTCAGAATTTTTACGGTCTCAATCTAACCTATTTAGTTGAATTGTTCTTCAACGTTGAATGCTACTACATCTTCTTCTGTAGTTAAAGTACCCAATAAAACTTCTGCTTCATTAGATTTAATTCTAATAGCATCTATTTCTGAAAGTACTGCTGTTGTACTATCAGAGTTACCATTAACTAAATCATTATCTCTTGCTCTAGTTAGTTTCCATTTTAATTCTCTGATCTTATCAGCAGCATCCATTTTAATTTTTTCTGTCTTAAATGCTACTTGGTTTGTAAAACGTTTAGATGCATCTTCAGCTTCAATTAAACTTTTTTGCTCTTCAATGGTTTTACCAGGAAATTTATTTGAGAGTGTGACACCATCAGCATTTAACTTTATGGAAACAAGATAATCAGTTTCTTTCCATTCGTATTCAATAATTGTTAATGAAGGATCACCTAGACCTACATTACTTTGTGCTTCTAGTTCGGTGTCATACACACCAATAGCATGGTTATCTAATTTGTTATATACAATAAATGACATTTTTTATAACTCCGAAATGTTAGGCATGTTTGGTTCTGAGCAAAATAATGAAGTATCATATTTTGCTGGAATTATACATGGATAAGTCGTACTATAAGGACCGCATTCAAAGGCATATGTCATAAGAGTACTATCCAGAGATACATTTTCTCCGTAAGTGCGGTTATCCATTTCGTATTTAAGATCAATTGATCCAATTCTCATTCCAGCGCCACCATCACCATTCGCCGTTTTACCCCAACCCATTGAGTTTGGTCCAAGCGGGAAAGGTTGTCTTCCATCACCACTATCATTGATTTGATACCTGAGAAGTTTTCCGTCCGAAATTCTGATCATCATCATATAAACACCTGCTCCATAATAATATGCGGCACAGTATGCCCAAGCAAACTTACCATCACTTGAAACTTGCCATCTAGATCCAAACTGTCTGCCTTGCTCGTAACCATACAAGGTAGTCCAAGACATTGTATGGTGATAATGTCCGTTCTGAGATAATTGAGTGTCAGTCTGTCTCTGATCATGTTGTTGATCAGATCCTTTCCATCTCCAGAAATTAACACCACCGCTATAATGAACGAAGACTACAATATCTCCATTATCACATAAGAATGGAACTGGTCTAAATCTAGATTCTTCCATACTACCTGCATTATTATAAGTAGTCCAGGTTTCTATCTGTTGATACTCAGTAATGTTTGCAGAGTTATTAAAGTATTCGTGAAGACTGCTATTACTATTTCCCTCGCTCTGAGCAGACATAGATTCACTATATGCTTTAGAGTTTTTATGTGCAAACTCTCGCAAATCAGGAACGTTGTTATAAACAACGGGTTTGAACCGACCACTACTAGTGCTAAACATCACTAGAAACTTATTTGTTTTTTTGTTGTAGCAACAACCGCCATGAGTTGCATAAAAATCTTCTGTGCTACCCTCTCTATTGGTATAATTTCTAGGCAGGGTAGTCTGCTGTGCATACCTACCATTAAACCTCATATTATAATATTCAGTTGCAGATCTCTTCAAGAACATTAAGGTGGGTACATTATTCCCACTTTCACTGCTGAAAATTGCATAATCTTGATGTGTTTCATTTACAATAGGACAAACATCTCTAAAACCGTAAGATCTATAACTTGCTCCATTATCGCGACCAGCCATGACCCAACCGCCCATGCTACCAGCACCAGAACCAGCAGAACTATGAGACAAATGTCCCAAATATCCTACCATAGGAGTATGGCAACAATTCCAACCAGCATTGGAAGATGCGTTACTATTAGTTTGGGTACTATTATAACTGCTACTAGATTCAAAAAATTCAGTAGCAGATGTCGTATAAGTTCTCCATGACCCATAACCACTGCTGTCTCCTGTACCAAAATCCGCCGCCACAATATTAAAATTATGGTCGTATTGATAGTAACCCCCACCATGAGAATGGTTTAAAGCATAAGTCGTGAAACACGGTTGTGAATACGGATTTATCGTTTTTTGTTGGGATGCAACCGTTGCGGTTGTTAACTTGCGAGCCATTAATTTGTCCTATTATAGTAACTGTTCAGAATTATCAAGCGTTTCCGTCAATACCGTATGCTACTGCAGAAATTCCGGTTGCAGATGACCAAATTTGAACGGCGTTTGTTTCATCAACAACAATACCTGTTCTTTCAAGAACACCGTTTGCTGGTAAAGTAACACCATATTCAATATGATCAGCATTTGCTACAGTTGTGGTAGCTGCTAATGCAAGTCTGATAGTAATATTACTTGAAGTTCTATTACATACATTTACTGTACATACTTTTGTTTTACCTGTACTTGCTACGGGAACTAAAGTTTCCCAAGTTGAGGCGGACGCAACGTCCACCTTTGCATATACTCCTGACGCCATGTTAATGCTCCTTGTTAGATCTTGCTTATGGTGTTATGATTATTATTTATAATTACATTGCGGCAATAAAATAACCAACAGCGGTTACTTCATCTACCTTTCTGTCAACGTATGTCTTAACTGCCAACTGAGTTGGAACTGATATATCATCAGCAGATCCACCAGCAAGAGTAACATCATTGTCAAATGATTTACCCAGTACTGAAGTTTCAGTTAGAACTGCGGTTCCCCCAACGTGATATTCCTTAGAAGCAGCAATATCAACATGCTCTGAAAGAACCCACTTATCACCAGATGCTGACCAAGAAATAGTCTTGTCGTTACCAGCTTTTACGGTAATACCACCACCGTCTCCAGTGATATCGGAAGGTCCACCAGCACTGAATACAGTACCAGTTGCACTACCACTACCTTGGAATACAGCACTTAATGTAACTGTATTTCCATTAATAGCAGAAACTGTATATGTACCAGACATAGTGACTGTACCGCCACCGGACGTTAATCCAACAGCAACACCAGGTGCTAGGTTAGTGGTATCACTTACATTCGTGATGTCAGTTGAACCGGCACTGATATCACCAGTAAAACTACCAGAAGCAACTGTACCGAGTTCAATGTTACGATCTTTGGAAGTAACAGTAACGGAATTAACCGAAGTTGTAGTTCCTTTAACCGTTAAGTTTCCTCCAACTGTAAAGTCAGAACTAACTGAATTCAATGTGCTGACATAAGTAACGACTGCTGCCTGAGTAGGAACTTTCTCGTTACTGTTCTGCGCCATCGTGCCATCAGTTGAGAATTCGTTAATAGCAGCACCCAACTGAGCACCGATAGAACCAAGTCTCAAAC